TATAGCGACGCGCTTAAATTGTTAGCATATCTCGCGCACGCCTGGCGCGCTTGGCCGCTTGGTTGCTCGGTTCTATGCGGCTGGACGGTGTTTGCATGGTTTGCGGCGCGTGTTGATGCTTGGTTGCTTGGTTGCCTCGTGTTTTGTTTATCGTTTGTATCGATGATATATATCCTAAAATGTCATCGATTGAATTGTTCAACAAAATGCGCGAGCCGCCGCACGCGATCCGCTAACACTTCCCCTCAGCATCCGGCGCGCCTCCCTCCCCTCGGCCGGCCACGCAACCACGCAACGCGCCTCCCCTATCCACGCGCAAAACGTCAACGCCTGGCCGCCTGCTAACCCAGCAACCAAGTTGCTCGGCCTTTAGGGTACCCCACGCCCAGGCCGTCAACACGGTTTGCCCAGCAACCAAGCGGCCACGTTAGCAAAGTGTTAGCGTTAAGGCCGCGTTGACCACGTTGCTTGGTGCTAAGTTGCTGAAATAATTGAGCGAATAGGGTACCCCCGGCCGACCCGGGGGGCGGGGTTCGTGGGGTTGCTCGGCCGGCCGGGCCGGGAGCCGAGTCCCGATACACACAATTTTTTGACCCTGTTGACAGACTCACAAGCAACCAAGCAACCAAGTTAACACAGTCACGGAGTTCAGAGCGCAGAAAGAGCCGACTTGACAAACTCGGCCGGCTCGGCCAAGCTCCCGGGTGCCTAGACAGACCAAGGAGGCAATCATGGAACCGCTTATTGGGCTTGGTGAAGTCATCGAGCATTTGAGGAACAGCCCGGACAACTGCGCGCGGCGTAGGGGCTGGAACGGGAAGCACCAAGTCATCAAGCTCCAGGAGCCCGGCCCGCAGTCGAAGATGACCGAGCCGTACATCCACATGGAGTTCAGCCCCTTCGGCGGTGCGCTTCGGCGCATACCGTGGCTGGCCTCCCAGGCCGACCTGCTGGCCGAAGATTGGGAGCTGGGCTGATGACGCCGGAAGAACGTGTTGCGCGCATGTCGCCTCAGCGGTTGCTTGGGGCGGCGATGCGGACGGATGCGGACATCGAGGCCGAGCAGCCCCATCTCCGCGGCGAAGACTACGCGCTTCGTCGCGCCGCCCAGGCGAGGCTGTTCGCGGCGGCCGAAGCTCAGACCGGCAACGGCACGGCGCTCGGCGCGCTGTCACCTGGGCAGGACGTGACCGTCGTGTACCTGGGCATGAATGCGCCTGGGCGTGTCCGCGAAGTGATCGACGCGGAAGGCTTCGACCAGCTTGTCTACGAGGTGGACTACGCCATTGACGGGCAGTTCCGCACGGCGCGGTTTTTCAGCTCTGATCTGGTCGCGCGCTAGGGCTTGACACGGCCGGCTTCGCGCGCGAGAGTGCCCGTGAGCCAGCCCACCCTGCGCTCACCATCCACCCTGGACTGGCCCCGGTGCGCTGCATCGGGGCCTTTTTTCGTGGTTGACATCGCGCTGTGCCTTGGTAACTTCTCGTTAGGCAATGACCAAGGAGGCCGATATGGACCGCATGACTGGCGGCTTGCAGACTGACCTGAAATCGAAGGCCGAGAAGGCCAAGCTGGGCACTGAGCCCAATCCCATCACCGTCGCGTGCGCTCACGCCGCCTACGAGGCCGTGCGGGCGAACAAGCGCTTCATGGGCTACACCGGCGAGCTGGTGGACACGCCGTTCGAGAAGCTGGGCCAGGTGGATCGCGACGAGGTGATCTCGGACGCCTGGGATGTGGTGTGCGGCCACGGGCCCGAAGCGCTCTACGGCAAGTACGACAACGACGGCGTGCTGTGGAACGCAGCCGATCCCGTCATCCAGATGAATTGGGTGCTGTTCGTCCAGACCTGCGCAACGCAGATGAAGGCGTGCTTCGCGCTCGCCCAGGGTGCCCAAAAGGCGATGGAGGCCAGCAATGGCGAGTGAGAGCACGATCCTCAAGCAGCAGACCCAGATTCGCGCGCTCCAGAGCCAGCTCAGCGACATGACGGCCGAGCGTGACGAGTGGCGGCGCATTGCGCAGCTCGCCTACACCGGGGCGGACAGCGATGTGATGATGCGGGCGTTCAACCCGTGGAAGCTGACCTGGAAAGAGCTGGGCGTGCTCTTCGCGATCATGCGCCGGCCGAACGGCGTGTCCCGCGATCAGATCATGCTGGCGCTGTATTCCGGCGCGCCCGTGGACGACCAGCCCGAGATCAAGGTCATCGACGTGTTCGTGTGCAAGGTCCGGCGCAAGCTGGCCGAGATCGACGATGAGCGGTACGCCCTGCCCCGCGACACGATCAAGACGCTCTGGGGCAAGGGCTATCGGATCGACCCGGACGGCCACGCCAAGCTGACCGCGATCCTGGGCTACGACCCGAGCGCGCTGAGCCTTGACGACATCAAACCGCCGGAGTAGGTTTTCTCTGGGCACAGACCCATGAGGTAGCCTCCCGAGCTGCTGAGCCCCGTCGCGTAGTGACTCCCGCGGCGGGGCTTTTGCTTGACGGGCGCTGACCGAGCAGCGATATTCGCGACATGGCCCGTCCACCCTCCATACCCTCCGTCGGCCCGCACGGCGAGCTCATGCAGAGCGCCGGCAAGCGCTCGCGCCAGCTCGTCATGGACGCCTTCGAGATGATCGGAGGGGCTGAGCGCTTTGCGCAATGGGCCTCCGAGAACCCCAGCGACTTCTACACCAAGCTGTTCTCCAAGACGATCGCCACTGAGGCCGAGGTCAACCACTCGGTCGGCATTGAGGCCGCGCTTGCGGACTTGGAAGAGGCTGAGAGAGCTGGTATGGTGCTTGACGGGGAATACGAAGAATTAACGCCTAAGACGGACAATTAGGCCCGTGCCGCATGTTTTCCTTGGTCGGCTGACGCGGCGCATTGCGTCCCGCCGCCCTAAGCCTTCGGCGGCGGGACGCTTTAGCGGTTGACAAGCCGATTGCGCGCCGTGTAGCATTGCCGCGAAGTAGGAGGCTTTTATGGCTACTAGAACGCAAAAAACACCGGCGCAGGCCATTGTTTCCATCCTGGACGTGACGCCGAGTGACGCCAACGAGATTAAATCCTCGCCGCCTGTCAACGGGCAAAGCCAACCTGATCCTTCTTACCCGACCAATCTGTTGATCGCAGAGGCCAAGGCTATCGCCATTGTGGACCTGTTCGACAACACCATCGTGTTTCCCGCCAACGGCCTCGCCATCGGCGTGTTCCACCGCATTGCGTTCAAGAAAGTGCTTTCCACCGGCACGGACGGCACGTTTACGGCGGGCGCGATCAAGGCGGGTTGGGATTCGTAACCATGAGCCTGTCCGTCGCCCTCGCCCTCGCCGCCGAGACGTTTTCGGGCTTCGCGCTTCAGTTTCGGCTGTTCGTGCCTGTCGGGTCCGACCGGCTCATAACCTCTGACGGCGACGTGTTTAAGGTGCTGTGAAATGGCTGATTATAACTCCTCATTCAGTGGCGCTCAGATTGACCAAGGGATTACCTTGGCGTACAGCGCCACGCAGCCGGGCGACCTCGCAACCGTAGCCACCACCGGGGCTTACGCAGACCTCAGCGGGACGCCAACTTTGGCGACGGTCGCCACGTCAGGCGACTACACCGACCTGCTCAACTTGCCCACGCTCGGCACGGCTGCGGCGACGGACAGCACCGACTACGCCACGGCGGCGCAGGGTGCGACCGCCGATAGCGCTATCCAGCCGGGCGATAACGTCAGCACGCTGACCAACGACGCGGGCTATGTGCCCAGCGACCCTGCGGGCGTGACGGGCGCGGACGCTATCACCAACATCATGTCTCTCACGCAGGCGGAGTACGACGCTATCGTCTCACCCGACGCGGCCACCCTTTACGTGATCGTCTGATATGCCCCTGCGACTTGGATCATCTACGCCCAGCAAGCTCTACCTCGGCTCCGCCGAGGTGACTAAGGCCTACCTTGGCGCGACGGAGGTATATTCGGCAGGCCCTGCCCTCGACCCCGATGCAGCGGCCTACATCACCGCAGTCGAAGCCGCTGACGGCCAAGCGCTTGAGGCGGCGGTTGTCACGGCTATCAACGACTTCGTGGTGGGCTGTAAAGCGGACGGCATCTGGGGCGCGATCAAAGCGTCGGCTATCTTGGCAGGTGCGCGTACGCTAACTGGCGCGCTGACCCCGCTGGTGGGCCCGGCTCCGACCAACTTCAACTTCGTGAGCGGTGATTACGACCGGAAAACGGGGTTTAAGGGCGACGGCATCACGAAGTATCTGGACACAAACCGCAACAACAACGCCGATCCGCAGAACGACAACCACAATGCGTTTTGGCTTAGCACGGATATAACTGAGACAACGCGGATTATGAGCTGTGGTGGGGCACAAACTGGTGTAAACAGCCTCTTTTGGTTCAGTAACCAGTTTGGCGCTCGAAACCGCAACTCTGCCCCCGTCAGTTTTACCTCTGGCGTGTCTGGAATTGGGTTGGTCGGCGTGTCCCGAAACAACTCGGCGAACGTGCAGCTTCGCGTGGGAGGCACAACAAACACCTATCCAACGGTGAGCCAAACACCGCACAATGCAAACATCCGCCTGTTCCAAGGCGACGATGCGTTCTATTTCGACGGCAGAATTGCGTTCTACAGCGTCGGCGAAGCCCTAGACCTCTCTGCTTTCGACACTCGCGTGTCCGCACTGATGACCGCGTTTAATGGAGCCATACCGTGAACGCCCTGATCTTCACCGACGCCGACGCTCAGGGATTAATCGCCTATCAAAAGGGGCAGCACCGCCTCGCCCCGGTGCGGCTTACCGACGGGCGCTGGCTTCTGACGGAAGATGTTCTGACGGAGATTACCGAGGGGATTTTTCGGGGTAAGCTTACCGCCGCCTATACGCTGGTTTCGTTTGAGGACGTGCGGGGCCTGTTGCCCGTTCCAGAGCTGGACGACGCTTTGCTTCCGCAGCCGCCCGAAGGAGAGCTGTAATGCCCCTTAAAAAAGGCACGTCGCGCAAAACGATTTCTAGCAACATTCGCACGGAGATGCGCGCTGGCAAGCCGCAACGGCAGGCCGTGGCGATTGCCATGAGCAAGGCGGGCCGCTCCGCCAAGACCTCGAAGAAGAAATGACCTCGGATGCCAAACTGCGCCACCTTAAACGGCTGCGCGACGACTTCACCGTCTTCGGACCTGCGTGCCTGCGCATCCGCACCAAGGACAGCCAGGTGGTCCCGTTTGTGTTCAACCAGCCGCAGGAGTTCATCCACGAGAGGCTGGAAGAGCAGCGCCGTAAGACCGGCAAGGTGCGCGCGCTTGTGCTCAAAGGCCGCCAGCAGGGCGTATCCACCTACACAGGCGGCCGCTTCTACCACCGGGCCTCTACGCACAAGAACGTCAACGTGTTCATCATGGCTCACGCGCAGGATTCGTCGGACGCGCTGTTCGCAATCGTGGACCGCTACCACGCCAACAACAAGCTCGCGCCTCACACCGGCAAGTCGAACGTAAAAGAGCTCGTGTTCGACAAGCTGGGCAGCTCCTACATTGTCGGTACGGCTGGTCAGAAGGCCGGTGGCCGTGGCCGCACCATCACGCTCTATCACGGCTCCGAGGTTGCGTTCTGGAACAACGCCGCAGACCACTTCGCAGCGTCAATTCAGGCCGTTCCTGACGCGCCGGGGACCGAAATCATCCTTGAATCGACCGCAAACGGGCCGACCGGCGAGTTCTATGAGCGCTGGCAGGACGCCGTGAACGGCCGGAGCGACTATCAGGCGATTTTTGTGCCCTGGTTCTGGTCGAAGGAGTACCAGCGTCCCGATCTGGTCGATGAGCACTTCGAGCTAAGCGATGCGTCAGACGAGGGCGACCTGTCAGAGCGTGAGTATGCCGAAGCCTACGGTCTGAGCCTGCCTCAGATGGCTTGGCGGCGCAACAAAATCCGCGAGCTGCGCTCCGAGCGCCTGTTCAAGCAGGAGTACCCAGCAAACCCGCAAGAAGCCTTCCAGTCCAGCCAGACCGAGAGCTTTATCCCGTCGGCCGCGGTGCTCCGCGCTCGCAAGCGCGAGAACAACCCGTCCGGCCCGCTCATCATTGGCGCTGACCCTGCCGGTCCCGGCGGCGACCGCTTTTCCGTCTACGGCCGGCGCGGCTTGGGCTACGAGTTCCTAGATTACCGCGACAACATCGAGACGAGTGAGGCCGTCGAATGGCTGGCCGGCCTGATCGACGAGCACGACCCCGCCA